CTGAACCTCGTCGGCAGCTACATCGACGCGGGAACCGGCCGGCCCGGCTCCGAGAAGCGCAAATGCGAGCCCGGCGTGGCTTGGGCGCGCGAGATGGACGCCGGAGCGATGAAGGTGGCGCTGTGAAGGTTGTCGGGCTGTGCTCGTTCTATGACGAGTCGCCGACGTGGCTTGCCGCTCACGCTGCGGCCTGCGCCAAGTTCGTTGACGAGATGGTCTATGTCGACGGCGCTTATTTCCTTTACGACAAGGACGGCGCCTCGAGCGGTGTGGAAGCGCACGATGCGATCGCCAGGGGCTGTCACGCGGCCGGGATCGGGCACACGCTCTACGTCCCGAACACCGCCTGGATGGGTAACGAGGTTGAGAAGCGGGCGTTCATGTTCCGCCTCGCCGAGTCACTCACTACTGAGGACGACTGGTACTGCGTCATCGACGCCGACACCTTCCTGACAAACGGCGATCCGGTCATCGCTCGCCACGATCTTGAGAGCGGCGAGTTTGACGCCTACAACGTGGAGCTCTTGGAGCGCTACGACTGGAACGTCGGTAAGGACGGCGCGCTCATCATCCCGCAGCACGGCGAGGGCGCCTCGAGCATGGCTTCCAGCAAGCTCACCTGCGTCTTTCGCGCCATACGCGGCCTGACGGTCAAGGGCGCTCACTACCTCTTCGGATACGACGACCCGGACGCCAAATGGGGTTTTCGGGCGCTGTGGGGCCCGCAGACTGAGTACGACGTGGCTCCGGCTGGCGATCTGCAGCTGGAGTTTGAGCATTGGAGCAAGTTCCGGCCCGCCGACCGCCGCACAGCCGCTGAGACCTACTACAAGCGCCGCGACGACGCGCGCATTGAGCAGACGACCCGCAACTTCATCGAAACCGTCGACGGCAACGTCGCCGAGCTCTAGGAGAACCTCTTGCCCGTATGGATGATGCGCCTCGTTTGGCGCGTTAGGGGAAAGCGCCGTGCGCGCCTTCACCTCAACAACAACCAGCCTTCGGTCGAGGGCATCCTTGCCGGCCGCTGGGGCGGGCATTACGTCGTCCTGACGCCGACCCTGCTCGCTGACGGCGAGATGGAGGTCTCAGGCCACGTTGAGGTGCCGTCAGAGAACGTGCTGCTCGTCCAGGTGCTCGACAAGTGAGGCTCGCTACTTCACAGGGCGACCGTGAGCTGCGTTTTGCCGAGTTCGGCACCAGCGCCGTTCCCGCACCCGTCACCCGCGTTTCCGGCTCGCTCGGGCTGACCGTCACGCAGCAGCAGGCCATCGGCCTTCCCGCCGTGATCGCCTGCATCCGCCTGGTCTCAGAGACGATCGCCGCCATGCCGATCAAGGTCTATCGGGGCAAGGACCGCTCGCTGGCCGCCGACTCCGATCAGTACCGGCTGCTGCACGACGCGCCGAACGCCGATCAGACCGCGTTTGACTTCATCTGCGACATCTCCGCCAGCCTCGAGGGGTTCGGAAACGCCTACATCCACAAGATCCGCAGCAGAGGCCGGATCGTGGAGCTTCGCTGCCTTCCCGCCGGGAACGTCGCCGCCCGCGTCGATCAGAAGACCGGCGAGATTACCTACGACATCCGCGTCCCTGGCGGGATGCTCAAGGGCCTGACCCGCAACGAGATCCTGCACATCAGAGGCTTCTCAGCGCAGGGCTCGCCGATCGCGCCGTCACCGATCCAGCAGCACCGCGAGACGCTCGGCGCCAACGTGCAGCTCCAGCGCTTCAACAACGCCTTCTTTGCCAATGACGCGCGGCCCGGTGTCGTGCTGAAGATGCCCGGCGGCCTCACAAAGGAACAGGCCCGCGAGATGGCCGACCTTTGGGACGAGGCGCACGCCGGGGCAAGTTCAGCGCACCGCACCGCCGTCCTCGGTGGCGGCGCCGACATCGTTCAGCTTCCGATCAGCCTGGTCGACGCCGAGTTCATTGGCTCGCAGCGCTTCGGGATGGAGCAGATCGCGCGCATCTTCAACGTGCCGGCCGCCCTCATAGCCGGAGAGAAGCTCGACCATCCCGACATCGCCGCCGAGCAGTTCCTGAAGTTTCACCTCGCGCCGCGCCTTCGCCGCATCGAACAGGCTTTCCAAGCCGACCCGCAGCTTTTCGGCCCGAAAGCCGCCGATCTGCAGGTTGAGTTCCTCGCCGACGCAATCCTTCGACCCGCTACCCGCGACCGCTACGAGGCGTACCTCAAGGGCCGTCAGGCCGGGTGGCTTACCGCCAATCAGATCCGCGAGCTGGAGAACATGCCGCCGCTCGATCAGCCCGGCGCTGACGAGCTGCAGACAACGCCTGTCGGCGGCGCCCCGAACCTTCAGCCCGACAACACCAACGCATAAGGACCTCCTCACCTATGTCAGAGCTCCGCGCTCCCCTGCCCGACCCTGAGAACGAGATGCCCGACGAGGCCGAGCCCGTCCTTGATGCCCCTAGCTGGCTCAAGGTCCTCCTCGCAGATCTCGTCACCTTCAAGTTCCGCGCTCACGGCTTCCACTGGAACGTCACCGGCCCGAACTTCGCGCCTTTTCACGAGCTGTTTGGCGAGATCTACGAACAGGCCGAGGGCGAGATCGACCCGGTTGCCGAGCACATCCGCCAGCTGGGCCCCGTTTCTCCGTTCCGCCTTGAGGAGTTCGTCGCTGATCGCAGCCTGGACGACTCCGAGCAGACTTCTCAGGACCCGGTGGCAATGGCCGCTGACCTTCAGGTGCGCAACGTCGCGCTCCTGGACACGCTCTACGACGCTTATTACGCCGCTGAGGAGGCCGACGAGCCCGGCCTGTGCAACTTCCTGCAGGACCTGATCGGCGAGCACAAGAAGCTCGACTGGAAGCTGCGGATGATTGTCGGCCAGCCCGAGCCCGCCCCGCCCGTCGATGAGTCTCCCGCCGGCTCCTCCGAGGATGCCGGAGAGGCTCCCGACAGCCCGATTGACGTTGCGCCTGTTCGTTCTGCCGGTGAGATGACCGTTGAGAAGCGCGACGGGTCAACCGTGCAGCTTCGCTCGGCGACTGGTGCGGTTCGCACTGTTCAGATCCCCGAGCAGCGCAGCATGACCGCGCCGATCACCGTTGACGAGGACCGCGACGCCGAGGGCCCGGACGGCCCGCCCGTCTTCCGGGGCCACGCCGCCGTCTTTGACCTTGAAAGCGAGGACCTCGGCGGCTTCCGCGAGACGATTGCTAGGGGCGCGTTCCGCAAGGCGCTCTCCGAGGGTCAGGACACCGTTGCGCTGTTCAACCACGACCCGAACTTTGTCCTCGGACGCACGACCAACGGCACGCTGCAGCTCAACGAGGACCCGCGCGGCCTTCACGCTCACTTTGAGGCGCCGGACACGCAGTACGCGCGCGACATCCGCGAAATCGTGCGGCGCGGCGACGTTTCGCAGATGAGCTTTGCGTTCACCGTCGCAAAGGACGACTGGCGCGAGCTGGCCGACGGGACGATCCAGCGCCGCGTGCTGGAAGTCAACCGGCTCCATGACGTGAGCCTGGTCACCACTCCTGCCTACCCGCAGACCGATGCGCAGTCGGTGCGGGACAACACAGACTTGACCTCCGAGCCGGAGTCAACACCGGAGCCGTCTTCGGACGCGGCCGGTGCCGACGAGGAGGCCCACGAGGCGCGCGAGGCTCGCCGGCCTGAGCAGCTGGCTGAGAGCAAGCGGCGCCTGACGCTCGCTAAGGCGAGGGAGAACACTCCCCGCCGTTCCTGACAAACGATCAAGAAAGGGAGATACATGCACCGTGATCTCTCCGAGCTCAAGGCTGAGGTTCGCTCCGCCTACGAAGAGCTCGAAAAGGCTGCCGCCGCCATTGAGGCTGCGCCCGCCGACGCCGACCTGAATGCTCTTCAGGGCGCTTTCGATCAGGCTGACGAGGCGCACAAGCGCTCCGTTGAGGCCGTCGAGCGTGCCGAGCGCATCGAGGAGGCCCGTGCCGCTCTGCCGGTCGAGGCTGAGGAAACCTCCGTTGAGGTTGTTTCCGAGCCGCTGACTTACGAGCGCAACGCTCCTAACAGCATCTTCCGTGACCTCGTCTCGGCTCAGAAGGGCGATGTCGCCGCTTCGGGTCGCCTCGAGCGCCACATGACGGAGATGCGCGTCGAAAGCCGGGTCAGCTCGCTGGTCTCAGGCACCGACGCTGACGGTGGCTACCTGGTCCCGCCCGTCTACCTGCAGGATGAGTTCGTGACGCTCGCGCGTCCGGGCCGCAAGCTGGTCGACGCGGTTGGCACCAAGCCGCTGCCGCCGAACACCGACAGCATCAACATCCCGACGATGGACTCGGGAACCGCTGTCGCCGTCCAGACCGAGGCGAGCGCCGCGCAGGACACTGCCGCGACGTTCAACACCGTCTCGGGCGCCGTGCAGACGATCGCTGGTATCCAGAACGTCTCGCAGCAGCTCGTGGACCGCTCGGTTCCGGGCGTCGATCAGGTCATCTTCGGAGACCTGACCCGCGCCTACGCATCGCAGCTGGAGAGCAAGTTCATCTCCAGCACGACGACCAACGCCAAGGGGCTTGACCAGCTCTCGGGCACGAACGGTGTCACCTACACCGCTTCAACCCCGACCGCTGCCGGGCTCTACAGCAAGATCGCTGATGCGATCCAGCAGATCCACACGGGCATCTACGAGGCTCCGACGCACATCTTCATGCACCCGCGTCGTTGGGCTTTCCTGCTCGCTTCTGCTGATACGGCGAACCGTCCCCTCATCACTCCCTACGCTCCGTTCAACTCGGCGGGCGATCAGGCGGGTGTCGCTTCTGAGGGTGTCGTCGGTTCGATCCAGGGCCTTCCGGTCCTGACCAGCGCCAACATCCCGACCACGGGCGGCGCCGGCACCAACCAGGACGAGATCTTCGTGGTCTCCGCTCCGAACCTGTACGTCTACGAGGATCAGTCGGGTCCGTACCTCGACACCTTCCGCGACGTGCTCAGCGGCACCCTTCAGGTCCGCTTCAGGCTGTTCAGCTACTACAGCCTCATTCTCGGTCGCCGTCCGAAGGCCATTTCGGTCATCTCGGGCACCGGCCTTGCCACGCCGACCTTCTAGGACGACTGGCAATAGCAGCGCCCTGGAGTCCGGCCAGCCGGACGCGGGCACGGGCAGGTTCGATTCCTGCCCGCTGCTTTCAGCAGTTCACGTCAACCCTCGGGAGCCTCAATGGTGGACAAGATCGCCGCGCTCGTCTCCGAGCGTGACAAGGCAGCGCGCGCTCACGACCTTGAGCTCGTCGCTCAGCTCAACAAGCAGCTCTCAGACCTCGCCGCCCGCGCCAAGACGCCGGCCGAGCGTGCCGCCCGGCGCGTCGTGTCATTCACGGGCAGGCGCTAGATGGCCGCACAGGACCTTTGCTCGCTCAGCGATGTGCGGGCGTTCCTCGAGCTGCCGGCCGGCGACACCGGCCGCGACACGCTCATCAGCAACACGATCACGCCGATCAGCGATGCGATCGCGCGGTACACGCAGCGCGAGTTCATCGCGACCGCCTCGGCGACCCGCACCTTTCGCCTGGACGTAGGGCAGCTCAAGCTCGACCTGGCGCCTTACGACCTGCGCACCGCCTCTGAGGTCAAGCTGCACCCGGAGCAAGCCTCGCCTATCACCCTCACCGCCACGACGCAGTATCAACTTCACCCGATCACGTCGGTGAGCGGCACCTACACCGCGCTGCGGCTGGCCGGAAACATCGCAAACATCTGGCAGAGCGACTCCGCCAGGTTCTTTGGCTACGCGCAGCTGTCGATCGCCGGGGCGTGGGGCTTTTCCTCGGTGCCCGTCGATGTCAAGCAGGCCACGATCATTGCGGTGGCCTCTGCGATCCGCCGCGACATTCCGGCTATGGACCTCGGCGACGTTCTGGCTGAGCCTCGTCAGATGACCCCTGACCGGCCCGTCAACTACGCGCTGCCGGCCGCTTCGCTTCGGATGCTCGCGCCGTACAAGCGACACAGCTTCGCCTGATGCCGCTGACGTACTACTCAACGGCGCCTGCGTTCAAGGCGGCGCTGCTGACGGCCCTGTCGGCCCGCACCGGACTCTCTGGCATCACCGTCAGCTACGGCGCGCCGCTGCAGGCACCGCGCGAGTTCATCGCTTTGGGCGACATCAACGGCTCGCAGGAGTTCCGCACGATGGGCGGCCCGGTGCCAAAGAAGGAAGAGAGCTACATCCTCGACGTGTACGTCTCGGTGCTGCGCGAAGGCAACCAGCAGCAGACCTGCACCGAGCGCTGCTTTGCCCTCGCGGCCGAGATTGAGGACGAGCTGCGCACCAACATCACCATGACCGGCACCGTCCGCGTCGCTGAGCTTCTTTCCCCGTTCAACCTTGAAGAGTTTGCCTCCGATCAGGCACGTCAGTCCATTCTCACGCTTGGCATACAGGCCGTCGAGCGCATCTAGGGAGGAAACCCTTGAAGACCGTCACTTACCTCGGCCCGCACGAGGCCGTCATTGTCCCGCAGCCCTCTGGCATGACCTACGAGTGCGAGCGCGACGGGACCGTTGAGCTTCCTAACC